AAACATGCATATGATACAGGATTATTAAGACCTAATCGCAGATTATCAGAAGATGATGTTATTACAATTAGAGCTAGGATGATAAATGGTGAACTTGATTATATTTTAGCCAATGAATATAATATTTCTTCAGGTACTATAAGCAGTATCCGTTTAGGTAAGATATGGAAACATATAGCTACATATCCATTGCCTTTATTATCCGCTAATCCTGTTAAGAAATTATCACCAACGGACATTCCTACTATTCGACAAATGTTTAAGGATAGTAAAAATGATGCGGAAATAGGACGTCATTTTAATGTTGCAAGAGGCACAATAAACCAAATACGCCAAGGTAAAACTTGGATTAACTACTAACAAATCGGCAAAGAAAACTGGCAGAGATTAACGACCTTTGTTGAACACAATGGCATACTTCGTTGTCTGGGACGAAGTCTCTTCTTGTACTAAAGGCATTAGTGCTGAGGAGGCATGGCAGTCCGTAATACAGCCTACTATTGCAACTCGTTGGAGCAATAGAAGGGCATTAGCTGTTGGTGCTAAATCACCTGGAAGAGCTTTACTTATTAGTACACCGAAAGGATACAACTTCTTTCATGAGATGTGTATGTATCATGAGTCTGATCCTGATTGGGGATTCTGGCAATATGATTATTTACAGTCACCTTTCTTAGATCCTGTTGAAATTGAAAAACTGAGGGATAAGTTAGATCCTGTAACATGGGCATCAGAGTATATGGCTTCATTTGCAGAATCTGGTAATAGTGTCTTTTATTGTTTCGATAGAAAGAAACATGTAGATGGGCATTTAAAATACTTTGAACCAGGAGAAGATGTACATGTCTGTATCGACTTTAACGTCATGCGACAATGTTCTAGTGTATTCGCACTCAGAGGTCATCAGATGCAGTTTATCGATGAGATGCAAGGACACCCAGACACTGAAGCCCTCGCTATCGCTCTTAAGACCAAATTTGAAGGGCACAAAATCTATGCATACCCAGATCCATCAGGAAGATCTCGAAAGACTTCTGCGCCGGTGGGACGAACGGATTTCAGTATACTAGAATCCAATGGGATTATTTGTAAAGCGCATAGAGCAGCTCCTCCTATTGTTGATAGTGTTGCAGCTGTTAATCGTAAGTTACAAACCGCATCAGGTAAAATAGACCTGTATGTGCATCCAAAATGTAGCGGTACCATTTTATCATTAGAGAGAACAAAATGGACTGACCGTAATCTAGATATAGCGACTATTGATAAGTCGGAAGGTATAGAGCATTTTTCTGATGGTATTAGATATGCCACAGAATACCTCTATCCAATACAAACGGGCGGGAAACGGGTTTCTCGTGGTTTCAACTTTTAAGGATAATAAAATGGAAGCACAAGATTGGGTAAATGTCGTATTGAGTGCTGGAGGCACGATTGCCACAGCCGCATTGGGGCTACTTATGTCTAAGTTTAATAAGTTAGAAGCAGATAACGATTCTGTTGCAAAGGCTATTAGTGATGTTAAAATCCTTATTGCTAACGATTATGTGAAGAAAGTCGAACTTAATCAACAGCTACAAGATATCTCTAAAAAGTTAGATAAGTTAGAAGATTTAGAAACTCAAATGGCTACGCAATATGCTCGTAAAGAAGATCTTAAAACCCTAGGTGAAAGCCTGGGAAAGAAATTAGATCAAATACTCGATAAACTAGAAAGAAAAGCTGATAAGACAGATTGGAGGGGCAATGGCTAGATCCAAATTTAATAGTGCAACAGATGATCTAATTACAGATGGTGGTGGTGTTTTATGGTCATTCGTTAAAGGTGAACAACTCGAATTTCCTATTACACTTAATTTTATTACTGATGCATCTCTTGCTTATACATTTGAAGCTGTTTTATTAGAAGCCTTAAATGTAGATGGGCAAACAGAAGCACCATTGACTATCAAGTTAAATGGTGTTCAAACACCACTAACTGTTGTCAGGCCTCGTACACCAACTAATTGGGTATCGACAAATACATATAATTACGATGATGTAGTTTTATACAACGGCCTCTATTATAAATTCTTACTACTTTCAGGCAATGAAACTCCAAGTGCAATATCTACTAAATGGTTAAATATTAATTTAAATGATATTAGCATCAGATTCCCTAGTACAATATCTACAGGATGGGAAAAGAGTCCAACAGTAGATAGCCCTGTATATGGATTCTTTGAATTAAGAGTTACAGAACCGGCTAATCCATCTAATTTTGTTAGAACATGGAAACCAGTAAGAGGTACAGTAGAGCTTTTATATAGCCTTACTGACCTTGTACCTGACGTATGAAATTAAAAACTAATTTAATTTATGGTAAGCTAACAACTAACGTAACACAGAAATCCTTAGCCACTAACTATACAGTAGCGACTGCGATAACAGAATCAGCTTTCACATCTGCTGATTTTATTTATGATATTAATGATCCTGTCAGATATGGCGGGTATTATGAGGCTCTTGAAGAAAATATCAATATTGGTGAAATAGTATCTTTAGATGTAACACGGTCTATCCCTGTTGATAATTTCACTGCTAGTGATCTTAGCGTATTAGCTATAGGTAAAATTACATTAGACACTGTTAGTGTCAGTGAAATAATTGCTAAAGATATTAACATAGTTAAAGAGGAACATGGTAACTTCGATTACTTTGAATCCGGTTACGCAGAAGACCCTTATCTAGCTGATTTTCTTACTAAAGATACTGTTGATTTAGGTATATCTAAAGCTATTCCTATCGAAACATTTGCACCAACTGATACTATTTCTAAAGCATTTAGTAAAATTATTGTTGATCAATTTTCATTCAGCGACGCGTTAATGGAAATAGTCTATGCGAATGATAACGATGATTTTAATTTATCAGATATTATTTCTAATAACGTAGGTAAAGTATTTACGGATACCCTATCTCCAGTACTAGATCAGGTGGTGACAGGCGTTGGTAAAAACTTTAATGAAACATGTAGCGCAAGCGATAACTCTGTAAATGCTATTGGTAAAAATATTCAAGATAATATTTCAAATACTGATGCAATTAATTATAATGTAAGTAAAAATATTGCAGATACTGCAAGTATTGGAGATAGTGTAATTACATTATTATCATTCATTAGAGGTTTTATTGATACATTAAATTCTAGTGATTTAATTTCATTTGTATTAGGAAAAGTATTTTCAGATACCCTTTCTACTGCGGATACAGTTAAAAATGATATTGGCAAATTCATAAATGATTCGACCAGCACATCTGATAGCGTTAGTAGTAATATTAGTACATCAAAAAGTGACACAAGTACTACTATCGATAATATTTCGATACAATTTTCCGCAAGCAGAATTATTGCTGATACCTTAGCTGGTACTGATGTAATTAAGTATGATGTTAATAAGAATATTATAGAAACCCTATCAAGTAATGACAATATATTATTAAATCTTTCGCGTCCATTCGCAGATACATCATCCAACTCGGATTCTATATTATTAAATCCAAACAAAATAACTATTGAAACAATTGGATGCTCCGATTCGATTTCAATGTACTTTAATAATTATGTAGCAAATGACTACGTTACGCCTATGTATGTAGGAACTTTATACTAAAGGAAGACAAAATGATTTCAGAACAAATTCAAGCTAAAGGCTACGTAGAGTTCGAGCTTAGAGATGAAAATGGTAATGTTAAACAAAGTGGCACAAGTAATACGATTGTAAATATCGGTAAAGGCTATATCGCCCAAAGATTATTAGCTACTGGCGCACCATCAGCTATTGGTTGGGTTGGTGTAGGCACAGGAGCAACAGCTGTTACAGCTACAGATACAGCCTTAGTTGCAGCCCTAGGCGCACGTGTCGCTTCTAGTGCTCCTGCTGCGTCTACCACAATCCTTACCAATGATACTGTTTCAGTAGCTACCACATTTGGGGCAGGAGTCGCTACAGGCGCTATTACTGAAGCAGGTTTATTTAATGCCGCTACAACTACAGCAAATGATATGATTGCACGTACCGTATTTAGTGTTATTAACAAAGGCGCTGCAGATACTTTAACAGTGACATGGAAACTACAGGTACTCTAATATGGCCGTCAATATTGTCACTCGTCAGACAGGGTCGTATGCTAAGAATTCAACATTAACAAATACAGAGTTAGACACTAACTTCATTAACCTCAAAGATGCAGTCGATAATGTAACCGTTAATATTGAGAATACTAAAAGTAGCATTAGACCTAGTCTGTTGTTAGATTTTTCTAATCTTAAGAGATTAGATAAGAGAATTACATTTACACGAGCGTCCATCGGTACTAGATATAATGCTGATGGATTGCTCGAGAGAGTTGAGGCGGGTAAACCACGTTTCGACCATGATCCGGTTACTAAAGAGTCTTTGGGATTATTGATTGAAGAGCAACGTACTAATTTATTGCCATCTAGTGAGCAGTTTGATAGCGCTAGTTGGCTGCTATGGAACGCATTTATTTCACAAAATATTGCTATTGCGCCAGATGGCACATATTCGGCTAAATTATTAGCAGAAACAACTACAAATAGTGAACATTATGTTGATTATATAGTACCGTCCATTATTAGTGGCACAACATACACAATGAGTGTTTACGCTAAAAATGCCGGAGCTAAATTTATTAGACTTAGAACAGCTCTTTCAAATCCAGATTTAGATTATATTGTAGATCTTGAAACAGGTGCTTTGGCGGCAGGAACTCAATCATACTTAATTAATCCAAGTGTAATACCTGTAGGAAATGGGTGGTATAGAATTTCTGCGTCATATACAGGAACACTTACTCGAACAGGTTTATTTAGACTACAATTAGCCACAGGAGCAACCCCCCAAGCTGTTTATGCAGGCGATGGTAAATCTGGTGTTTATATTTGGGGTGCTCAATTAGAAGAAGGCGCATTTGCAACTAGTTATATCCCTTCAAGTGATACATTCACGTCACGCGCATCTACCGCTACATATACTGGATCTGATGGATTAGTTAAAACTGCAGCTATTGATACTGCGCGATATGATTATAATCCAATGAATTTGAAATTGGCGCCTAAGTTGTTACTTGAGCCTGCTGCGACTAATTTATTGGTATATAGTGAACAGTTTGATAATGCATCCAGCTGGCAGGCATCAAATGTGTCTGTAACACCTAATGCTGCTATTGCACCAGATGGTACAATGACAGCTGATATGATTACAGACACTAGTGCAACAGTTGAGGGGCATATTGCAGTAAATCTTAGTATAACGGCCAATGATGGAATAACTAGAACTTTTTCATGTTTTGTTAAAGCCGGGACAGCTACAAAGCCTGTTGTATGGATGGGATATTATAACGGTACATCTTGGCCTTCATCAGGTGCGACATTAAATACAGATGGAAGTGTAGCGTATTGGGGAGATGGGACTTATTCTATTACACCATATCCAAACAATTGGTATAGAATATCAGTGACCCTTAAAAACACACTTGCAGGTGCTTATTTATTAAATTGCAGAATACAGTCAGAATATTGGGGATTGGGCGGAGTTGGTGTTGGTAACTATTATGTATGGGGCGCACAACTAGAAGTAGGAACTACAGCCACTAGTTATATCCCAACAACTTCTAGCCAAGTTACTCGTAGTGCCGATGTGAGTTCATCGGGGCAATATACGCGATTGGCTGATAATGCTGTGATGACAGATTTAAATTGGTACAGACAAGATCAAGGCACATTGCATGCAACTTCAAGATTAATGTCAACTACTACTGCAGTATCGGTTTCGACTATAGCATGGGTAGATACGGCTGCAGGCGGTGCATTTATTTCATTAAGATATGTGAGCGGTAGTGGCAGCGCATTTATTGATTCGTACGGATTTAATAACAGTGTTTCTCAATGGGATTTAAATGGAGCTGCTGTTACATCACAAACTGTAATATCATGCGCACTTGCATACGCAACTAATGACATTGCACTTTCAGTTTCTGGTAGCACAACTGAAACTGATACGTCTGCTGCAGTTGGACAAGGTATGAGTAGAATGTTAATTGGGCCTACTCAAAACTTACACATACTCAAACTAGCATATTACCCTAAACGTCTGTCAAATGCAGAACTACAATCACTTACAGGAGGCTAAATGGGATTAATAGGAAATAAACCAAACCAAACCCCCACAAATGCCGACTTAGGTACAATGGCATATGAAGACGCTGATTACTTCAGGGGTAATACAGAGATCGATACACTTGGTACTGTTACAACAGGTGATATTAAGAATTCAGCATTAGCTAGATCAGGTAGAGCAACTATCAGACCTAGTCTATTATTAGATTTCGCTAATAGTAAAACTTTAGATCCACGTATCACATTTACACGTGGTGGCATTGGAACTTATACTGGTTACGATGGATTAATTAAAAGTGCTGCCAGTAATGAAGCTCGCTTTGATCATAATCCGCTTACGGGTGAATCGCTAGGCTTGTTGATTGAAGAACAACGCACTAATTTGCTGAGTTATAGTGAGAATTTTGACAATGCGACTTGGATTAAAGGTAATTCTACAATAACTGCAAATGCTGCTATTGCACCAGATGGGACGATGACGGCTGATAAGCATGTAGAAGATACGAGTAACGGAGCGCACTATCTTGTTTATCCTTTTAATGCAGTTAGCGGAAATGCATATACTGCTTCATTTTATATGAAAGGCGGCGAAAAGGCTGAAGCACTTATAGGGTTTGACATTACTACTGGATTTTCTGGATATCAATATGCTAAATACAACCTTACCACTAAGGCAGCTGCCGCATATCTAGGCTCTCCAACTATTTCAATGATATCTGTCGGGAACGGATGGTATCGCTGTTTTGTTACAGCAACTGCAACCGGAACCGGTAACGCACAGCTTAGTGTTCAATTATTTAACGGAACTACTAATGTCTATACAGGCGATGGAGTGTCCGGCTTATACATCTGGGGCGCACAACTAGAACAAGGCGCATTTGCTACAAGCTATATCCCTTCCGCCGATACCTTTACTTCCCGTGCGTCAACCGGTACGTTCATTGGTTCAAACGGTTTAATTCAATCTGCTGCGACTAATGTAGCTAGATATAATTACAACCCATTAAATTTAGCGTTATCACCTAAGTTATTATTAGAGCCTGCTTCGACTAATTTGCTGACTTATAGTGAAGATCAATCAAATGTTTGGTATTCGCCTGTTGGCGGTCTTACAGTCACAAATAATACAGCTATCTCGCCAGACGGTACAATGACAGCAGATACGCTTGCCCATACAAATACATCAGATAGTCCTCGTAGACAAGATGTCGCAATTGCAAATAATTCTTCAATATATACCTTTAGTATATACGTAAAACAAGGCACAGCGCCCTATACTAGTATTAGTATAGCCTTTGTTTTAGGATCTACGCCGGTATATACTGGGATGGCTGCGGTACGGTGGTCTGATTTGGCTATAGGCAACAGAGCCTCCGTTTTGGGTTCCTCAATTATTCCTGTTGGCAATGGCTGGTATAGATTCTCTGTAACAGTTGCTAATAATTCTACAGGAAATGTTTTTGCAACCCTAGACGTCAGAAACCAAGGTGATGGCTCAATAGGATTTGGAGTTGGTACTGAAAATGGTACATCTTATATATGGGGCGCACAACTAGAAACCGGAAATACAGCCACTAGTTACATTCCAACAACCTCAGCACAAGGAACAAGATCTGCAGATGTATCTAGCTCATCAGCGGCAACTCGTCCAGCGGATAATGCTGTTATTACTGGGACTAACTTTTCAAGTTGGTATAGACAAGACGAGGGGACGGTGTTTGCTAAAGCCGATTCTTTATTTAAAGGAGCGAATTTCATTGCTAGTATGAATAATGGTACTAATACCAACTCTATTAACATTTACGTGAATAACAATCTTTCTCAATTTGAAATAAATACTAACTCTATAAATCAAGCTAATTTAAATGTAACGTCATCGCCTACATTTGATTTTGCTGGGGGATATAAAGTTAATGACTTTAGTGTTTCTTATAGCGGTTCTTCTGTTTTATCTGACTCAAGTGGAACTGTTCCGCAAACCAATCAAGCTTCGCTTGGCTCATGGTTCAGTAATTTGTATTTAAACGGTCACATCGCCAAACTAGCCTATTACCCGAAACGTCTCAGCAACACTGAACTTCAAGGACTCACAACAACATGAAAAACTATTTTTTAAAATTCACAAATGAAGCTGAGTTCACAGCTAAGTTCTTAGAATTAGGCTTAGCAACTATTGAACCAGTTTGGGGTACAGAAAGTGATACCCAATTTATTACAAAAATTACTACAGACGTAATTGGCTTAATCTATAAACCAACAGGTCAAGTATTACGTACTGAAGATAACCTGCAATATCCTGAAATGCTGCCCATTGACGGATGGCATGTTAATATTAAAGCTGATTTAACATCTGAACAAGAATCTGCATTGCCGTTAATTACAGCACCGACAACCCCTTATAGAATATGGGCAGGTGAGTGATGTTAATCGGTACAGATCCTGATCAAGTACCCACCAATGCGGATTTAGGTGAGTTGGCTTATTTAGATGCTAATTATGTTTTACCTGCCACTGGCGGCACAATGACGGGTGCAATTAACCTTACTGCAAACAGTGGCTATAATATTTATGCTTCGGGAACGGCTGATAACTATTTGGCTGGCGACCTTACTGTAGGAGCATTAATATCTACAGGAATTGGCGTTACTACAGGGGCAGCAGGTATAGAATTGGGTGGCAATAGAACTGGAGATGGAACGTCATATATTGACGTCCATTCAACTTCTGGCGCAGATTATGAAACCCGAATTATTAGAGGTACTGGTGCTAACGGAGCTTTCCAAATAATAAACACTGGAACAGGAGAACTTCAATTACAATCTGCTAATACAGCGTCAATTACTTTTTTAACTAGCGCAACTGAGCGCATGAGGATTGATAGTGCAGGGCGAATTGGGGTAAACGTAATTCCGTCTGCTGGGCGTGGATTGACTATAGCTGGGACAGGGCTTATTACCGGAGCAGTAAATGGCTTTAGTGTTCTTTCCGCTCCTGTGGTAGCGGCAGATGTCACAGGTGATTATAACATATTTCGCGGTACAACTACGACTGCGGCTAGTGCGTTTACTCTAGCTAATGCGATTAACTTCGTGGCAGCACAAGGTGTTATTGGTGCAGGTTCGTCAATTACTAGCCAATATGGTTTTCAAGTAAATGAAACACTCATAGGTGCGACAAGCAACAATTGGGGTTTTGTTGGTAATATACCGTTTGGTACAGGTAGATACAATCTCTATATGGCAGGAACGGCAGGTAACTATTTGGCTGGGAATTTGGGGATTGGTACAAGTCTAGCCAGCTCAAAGTTACATGTTCGTAGCGATGCGAACGCTTTGACAATACTCGGTCAGTTTCAAAATAGAGTTAGCGGAGCAAATACTGGCAGCGTGCTGGCATTTATAAATAGCGCAAATGATACCGAAGACAATAGATACTCATATATCGGTGCAGTAACTACAGGGGTTGGGCAAAACGGAAACAACTTGGTCTTTGCATCAAATGCGAACGGGCAAGCAGCTGTAGAGTGTATGCGTATTGAATCGTCTGGCAATATTGGAATTGGTACAACCTCACCAAATCTCTCAGCGATTCTTGATGTGCAATCAACGACAAAAGGCGTGAGAATGCCTAATATGACAACTACGCAGAAAAACGCTATATCCTCTCCAGCGGCAGGGTTGATGGTTTTTGATACAACATTAAGTAAACTTTGCGTGTACTCTGGTGCGGCATGGCAAACAATCACTTAAGGAAATACTCATGACAACAACATACACATACGAACCAACTAACTTGCAACGCGACCAAAACGGTATTGTGAACCAAGTGCAATTTACAATCACAGCATCAAACGGCACAGACAGCGTAACGGTTAACTCGATCACAGGCTTACCTGCACCTAAAGGCACAGTCATTGATTACGATAAACTATCAAAAGCAGATGTTATTGCATGGATTAAAAAGTTAGTGGGTACACAGTCTGAAGCGTTAGCAGATTCGGAATTAGCGGCTCATATTGAAAACAAACAAATCGTACTATCTAACGGCACACCTTGGAGCAACTAATGATTACTTGGAATTTATCTGAAGAATCAGCAAATGCAATATTAGGTACGTTAGGTCAACTTCCAACTTCGTCCGGTGCATACCCCCTGCTTGTTGATTTAAAACAGCAAACTGATAGTCAAACTGAAGAAAAGAAAGAGGATTAGCTATGCCTTCCAGAGCGTACCCAATAGATAGCAATCAGTATGTCTGGGATGAAGAAACTATTTCATGGAAATTAGTAACCGATTTTGAATAAATAATAACGCAATTATATTGCACAGAATTGAGGGGTCTTCCCTCACGAACCGAGTTGGGCGGTTTCTACCTAACAAAACCCCGGGGTTTAATATGTCATTTTTAGACGATTTAAAAGATGCAGTAGAAACAGTAGTAGAGGTAGCTGTACCTTTAGCACCTCACGATATCGTAGAAACAGTTGTTGATGTAACAATCGACACTATCGCGGATGCTGTATCATGAAGAATACTTTAGATAAAGCATTTAAAGATGCAGGAAAAGCTATTAATCACACTGTACACGAAGCAGCAGACGTTGCAGAAAAAGTTGTGACTAATCCTGATGTACAAGAAGTAGCAAAAGAAGTTGCTATTGGCGTTATTGTTGCAGCGGTATAGTTATGGAACTTAGCGATAAAGGCGCAGAAGACTTAAAAGGTTCTGAAGGGTTTAGATCGCAACCGTATCCAGATGGTGAGGGCGTCCCTACTATTGGCTTTGGTAGTACTTTCTATGAAAATGGTACCAAAGTTACTATGAAGGACGCTCCCATTACTAAGGAACGAGCGTTACAACTTTTCAAAGTTACCCTTAAGCAATACGTAAGCGCAGTAGACAAGTCTGTTACTGTACCTTTAACCCAAAACGAATTCGATGCATTAGTCGAATTAACCTATAATATTGGTGGCCCTGCTTTTAAGAAATCTACTCTACTACGTCTTTTAAATGCTGGTGCACCAAAAGAACAGGTTGCTGCCCAATTCCTCAGATGGAATAGAGACGAAGGCAAAGTAGTTGAAGGCTTAACCAATAGACGTAAACGTGAATCAAATAAATTTTTAGGACTTACCAAATGAGCGAATTAATTGAACCAAAAGCAGTAGCAGTTGCTAAAGTTGAGTTTACACCATTCTTTAACCAAGTACCATCTAATTGGGAATTAAGTGCTAAAGACGACACTATTGTTGGCTACAACCCTGTATCTGGCGAAAGATTTGAAGGTACAATGGAAAACTTTAATAAAGCTATAAGAGGCTGATATGACAGGCGTCGTTAAAACAGTAGCAGATCCTTGCCAGACGTACCTTCATTTTATATCTTCTTGGGCCAAAAGTCGCGCTGTTTGTAACGGTGAACGTGCAGTTAAAGAGATTGATAGCTCTTTAGATTTAATTAGAATGACAAATCTATTGTTACCATTCTCCCCTTCCATGAGCGTTAGACAGTACGAGTTCTATAAAGCAGAAGCAGAGTTGCCAGGCATTACAGCACAGTTTGCTAAAATGTTAGTAGGCGGCATGTTGAGAAAACCACCTATTATTGAGTTACCTGATAATGCACCTGAAGAAGCATTAGACTGGCTTACTAATAATATTGGCAGAGATGATTGTACTCTTGTAGCTTTCTTAGATGATATTTTATGGGAAGAAGTGCAGACGTCTAGAGCATGGGTATTTGTAGATTATCCTAATATAGAAAATCCAGATGCACTAGATAAAGAAGTTAAAGATCAAATTAAGCCATATCCTATTTTACAAAAAGCTGAAACAATTATTAATTGGTCTACCACTACTAATATGTTTGGTAAAACAGTTTTAAATCGTGTAATTGTAAAAGGCTATATGGATGATTATAGTGTAAATGAATTTCATGCTACCCGTGTACCAGCTGTTTGGGTGCATGAACTAGATGAGAATGGTGAGTATAGAATTAGAGTATATGCAGGTACAATTGCAGATAATGGTGACCAAACAATTAAACCAGGCGATGCTGCCAGTAGAGGCGATCGTCTATTACCTTCAGGTGGTTTTCAATTAGTAGCTGTTTTAGAGAGTATTCTATCTAATGGTGAAAAGCTAACCCATATACCTGCATGGCCTTTGAACGGCAATATCACACCTGTAACACCTTTGTTAGCACCTATTGTTGACAAGGAAATTAGCTTGTACAATAAAATTAGTAGACGTAATCATTTGTTATATGGTGCTTCTACGTATACACCTGTTATTGCATCTGATATGTCAGACGAAGAATTTGAGGATATTGTAAATTCTGGATTAGGTGCTTGGATAAGATTAAGACAGGGCGATACTGCTACTGTACTAGAAACGCCTACAGCAGCGTTAGCAGATATGCAGGCGGCTATTGCATCTACTATGGATGAAATGGCTAAGCTTGGCATTAGGATGCTAACTACAGAAAATGAACAATCTGGTGTTGCATTAGAAATACGTAATGCTTCTCAAACAGCACAATTAGCTGTTTTAAGTACTAAAATATCAAATACAATGAAGCAAGTTATTTGTCTGATGCTTAACTGGCGTTATAATTTAGATTGTAAAGCTTGTGATATTACATTTGAACTATCTGCAGACTTTGATCCAGTCCCATTAGGTGCTGATTGGCTAAACCTAATTACTCAATGGTATCAAGGCGGCTTATTGCCAAGATCTGTTTGGTTACAAATGTTGAAAGCCAATGATATTCTGAATGCTGAGTATGACGATGAAGAAGCATTAGCAGAAGTTAATAATGATCAGCAAATTATCCCTGCTGCAACTAAATACAATGATCAATATGCCTTACAAACTGAGGCAGCTGCAACTGGAAAGGCCTCTGCGCCTAAGGAGTAATTATGAAAAGTGTAAGAAGAAGTATGGCACTTAAAGGCAACCAAAATGCTAAAGGTGCACGTGGTGGGGCTACTGTAGGTACTATTGGTGGCTTATTTGGTGTACCTGGTTCTCTAGTAGCTGGTATGGTTGCACAAAACCATGCTAATAAAACTTTAGGTACTGCTAATAAAGCACAAGGCCAGCGTGTTCTTAGTAGACAACGTAAAGTATCAACTGGAATCGGAGCAGCATCTGTAGGCGCATCGATTGGTTATAAATCAGCTATGCTTGCCAGTCCTGCGACAATGCTAGCAGGATTTAAAGGTGGCTCTATGCTATCTAGTGCTGCGCTAGCTTCTGGCATTGGCATGACAAAAGGAATGGTTGTTGCTGGAGTAGGTGGTGCTATTGCAGGTGCTATTATTGGTGGTGGTACTAATTACTTAGCATCCCGTGCTGGTTCTGCAATTATTGGAAGTCCTGAGAAAAAGAAAAATGTAGCGCGTGATGTAAAAGCACTACAGGCACACATGAAAGCAGGTAAACCCTTATCTGCTACTAAGATGACTAAACTCGCTTATTAGGTTTAAAAATGGCCGTTAATGCTAACACACAAATTTATGACAAGACGCTAGATCGTGCTGCAATGACACGCCTTTATGAAAGAAGAGTCTCCGGAAAAGTAGATGTAATCATTGATGGCCATGTTCTTCGTCTTGACAAGTTAATAAAAGCTTTTGAGAATATGAACCCTTTTCGTAAAGAATTGGATAAAGAACTTACAAAAACTTATAAGAATGTAAATAATACTGTACATAAAGACTTATTGTCTTTAACAACAGATCAATTATCTTTTGCCTACCAAAAAGTAGAAGTAGCAATGGGTAATATTTGGCGTACAGAAAGACCTAAACAACGAGTTGCAGAAGAAATAGCACTAGCAAATCCACTTCACAAAAACCAAACAATGGAACAAGGTTGGAGTGGAATTGCTAATAATGAAAAGATTAGACTAGAAGCTGTAATCCGTAAAGGTATTGCTGACGGTAAAACAATGGATCAAATAGCTCTTGAAGTACGTACTGGTAGCGTACATAAGATTACTAGAACGCAAGCTAAAGGTTTAGTTATTACTGCAGTTACTTCTGTATGCTCTCAAGCTGATCATGCAATCTATAAAGCAAATGGTAAAGCCTTACAAGGGTGGCAATATGTCTCTGTTCTTGATGCTCGTACAACCCCTGTCTGCGCTGGTCGCGATGGGCATATTTATGACATTTCTGATACTGTACATCTTCCTCCAGCTCATTGGCATTGTCGTTCAACAACTACTCCTGTGTTTAAATCATGGGAAGATATGTCAAAGCTTGAAGGTGTTGCACAAGTTCGTAAACGTAATCTATCTAGCCTTACTGATGAACAAAAGGCTTTTTACGATGGAAACACTCCACTTAGAGAGTCTTATAACGACTGGTTATTAAGACAACCTCAAGATATTCAACTAAGACACTTAGGTGACTATAAAAAAGTTAGTATGTTTAATACTCAGCAGTTAACTTTAGATAAGTTTACTAATGATGAAGGCAATACTATTGGTATTACTGAGCTAAGACGTATGACGGATTCTACGTATACGCTTCCAAATGATACTCAAAAGTTTGCTAATGCTAAAGCTAAATTAGATGCTATGCAGTTACATGCAACAACGCCTGAAGACTTTTATCAAGATACAAAATTAGTAAATACATTAAGAGATTATTATTTATTACAAGCTGGAGAATTGGATGGCACCTTATCACTCACAAACTATCGCGGCGGCCTCTTGCATACCAAGAAAGCTACCAAATCACGAGTACTAAACAATCTGCCAACAGAAGAACAAACGATCTTTAATCCAGTTACAGGTCGTTACGAAGACGTCAGATTGTACCAACCAAACGTTGAAGTACTAAATAATAACCTAAGGCTATTACGTGAAAGTCCTGTATTAAAGCAAGAGGATAAAGACTTTATTGAGAAGTTTATTGGCAGCCTTGATGAAAAGATGGGTGCTAATGAAAGAGCAGCTGTAGCAGATAACCTTCGTATTATATTTACTAGGTTCCGTAATAACGGAGAGCAATGGGGCAACTTCAAGGCTGTAGTACAAGGCCAAATTAAGTTTGATGTAATGAACGTATCAGATTCTCTTGAGACACAATTAAGAAGAGATACTGATGTGCTTAAGAAGTTAACTCAAGATAATTATATTGATCCAATATTAGGCCCTACTCAGTTACAAGATCTTCATGATAATTTTATTAGTAATATTCGTGCTAGAAATAACTGGGAAGATAGTGTTGCTCCTAAAATTGCTAGGGAATTACGCAATGTATTTGATTACAAAATACCTATTAAATTGAAAAGAATGCCTAACGGTAAGGAACGATTATCAGAAGCTGATCTAGATCAATTTTATTTACGATTTGCACATAGATTAAGTATGGCAGATATGCCGGATAGAGATCAATTTGCAGTTGCGTTAGGGCGTGACTTATACAATATGTCAGGCTTAAATGGTAATCGCAAAGAATGGTATGACTTAGGGCTGTCAATGTTAGAAGCAAAGAATGTTACTAAGTTCTTTGAAGTAGAAACATTTGGTGTACAAAAGCGAAGAATGAAAAGCAGATTAAGCAACACTTTATTTGGCCCTTATTATGACACTCTGTCATATAACATACGTGTTACTGATCCTCGTGTACAAGAGTATGCGCAGCTCACAAGGAAAGTGGAAGTCGGCCTACGTGTTGGCGTTACATCTGAGAAGAACAAGTTGCTATTCCGCGAGGGCTATAAAACGTACTTTATTGACAGAGGTCTCCTAGGCTTAGAAGATACTCGTATTCCCATTACGTCTACAAACAGCTTTAGTGATTTTCCTGAAGAATTTGTTGACAAGAACCTAGCTAATGCTTTAAACTGGGCATCAAAGTCTAAGTATAAGATTGACGAAGACTTTTATGATTTTACAAAGAAATTATTGTACTTCGAAGATGATAGAGGTAACGCTAAAAAGTACAACGAATTGAATGAATACAAACATTATATATCTTCAAGAGGAGATGCTTATGAGAGATTCAAATCAATGGAGTGGTTACGCACTAGAGGATATTCTTTTAGTAATCATGCTTTTGTTGACCATCGCGCTCGTATATATGATCGCGGACTCATTAGTCCTCAGTCAGGAGAATCCTTCAGACCATTTCTTAACACAGAACAATCAAAAGTGTTGGGTGAGGCCGGATACAGAAACTTCAGAGACCAAATAGGTGCATTCATGGGGGGTCTTAATGATACTTTTGAAGGACGATATAATTCATTATCTTTCACTGGTAGACAAAAGATTGCTGATAAGCTATGGCCTGATATGGTTGACATCGGTAATAAAATGCTACGTGGTAAGCCTGGAGACATACGTGCTATATTAGAGTCAGATATGGTACAACTAGTAGATGGTGAAGAGCTAGGCAAGTTCTTCAGATTTGCGATGGAAGCTGCTAAGATAGATAATCATTTAAAAGCTGGCGGAATCATGGAAGACTATAAGACAGCCTTAGCTTTAGAACAAGATGCTTCATCTTCTGGTGCTCAGATCATTGCGTTAACAACCAAGAACAAACAGCTAGCAGAATTATCTAATGTTGTACCTACAAATCAAAAACGTAGGCTATATGATGAGATTGCTGCTGCCACTTATAATGATCCTCGATTTAAAGTACTTAATGAAAAGTTAGGCCTTAATGAGAAGGACTTAAGAAAGGCTGCGAAAGCTCAAAACATGGTAGAATGTTGCCATGTATAAATACCGTGAATTCAGGGAAACCCTTTTAAAAGGGCAATCCTGAGCCAAGCTTAGATAGGAATATCTTTGAAGGTGCAACGACTAAGACAAACGATCCAGAACGGATTATGAAGTCTGTAGAGATTATGCCAATCTCGAAGCGCGGTAACGTATGAACCGAATAGGGGAAGACGTAAAAGATAGTCTAATCTGTATAGTAATATACATCACATAGGAATTAAAAATGAATTATGAAGAACATTACGTAGCATTAATTGAGAATTATGGCAGTCAATCTAAACCATTGATCGGATATTTTGAACGTCACCATATCTTACCAAAGTGTATGGGCGGAAAAGATACTTACGGGAATTTAATATATTTAAGTGCGAGATGCCACTTACTTGCTCACTGGTTGCTTATGAAGGCTTCGCCTGAAATAAAAGGTTTGAAAATTGCATATGCGACAATGTGTACACGAAACGGTATACGGCTTACGCCTACAATGTACCAATTAGCTAAAGATGCTGTTAGTGGAGAAAACTCTATGTTAGCAAGAGCTGTAGTAACGCCATTAGGGGAGTTCCCTACAGTGACAGCTGCAGCAGAGGCGCACAAGGTTGTAAAAGCAATAATATCTAGAAAGGCTGGGAGTAAAAGTATACTGCACCAGGGATACTATTGGAAAGATTCTATCGTGACAGGAGATATTGCAGATGGGCGTAATGCGCATCATTTAAGAAAGGGTGTAATAACTCCTTTTGGTAATTTCGAATCTACACGAGAAGCCGGAAGAGTGATTGGCATTAATCATTCAACCATCACAAAGCGTATTAAACGTGGTGATAAAGGCTATTCCTATATAAATTGAACATTTTATGGTGCTGGTGAACGGACTGGTATTCTTAACGTAGAGGGTAAACTTGCAAAGATCTTAGAAAAGAAACCTGCAAAACCACCTGAAGTTAAGGTGACAGAAGGTTTGTTAGCAGAACGTCAAGACTCTGCAGGACTATTAAGAGTATTAGGTGTTGAAAATAAAACAGATCCTAATTATGTTGGAACACCTGAAGAGATCGTTAAGGCACAGGGTGAGTTAATTACTAAAGCAATGCAAGGTAAACTATCACCTGCAGAACTTAAAGATACGTTTAAATGGTTACATACAGCTGACATTGAACTTACTGATGCTCGCAGAGAACGTGCTACTTACAAAACATTTGATCCTAAAACTGGTGAGAAGTTTTCTAAAGAAAAGATAGCTGAAAATAAAGCTAAGTTTGAACAGCGATCAAAAGGTGATACAAAGAAATATATTGCTATGCAGGTTGTTGAAGAACTTGGTGAGTTTTTAGAAGAGCACTTAAAATCATTAAATGTACCTTCTAACTCTAGAGCTTTTAAACTAATAGAAGCACAAAAGCGTGTTTTAAAGTCTAATCGGTTTGGTGAAGATACTATTATTAAAGATGAGAATAGTATTTATAATTTGAAGACAAACAAACAGGCAGCTGAAATGGCTTTAGAAGATGCAGAGTTAGTAACTGCGTCAACTGACCCTGAAAAGATTATTACTGACTTGAATTCAGCATTACAAGAAGAATTAGTTAATGTAACTAAAAAGCCTGAGTCTTTTGCATCAACACTAGTTGTTAAAGCATCTGATCGTGACAAGGTACTTAATGAGATCTCTGCAAGAGCAGCAAGGTATGAAAGGTTTGATCCCGAAACAGCTAATGAACTTAAACAACTCAGAGCTAATGTACGAGATATATTTAATAAAGGTCAAGATCCTGGTGATGATATTATGGAAGCTCTCTACTTCCTCGACCCAGAAACTAAACAGTTAGTTGAAAAGATGTCTCACCAATATGGCAGAGTTGTAACACCTGCTGACTTCCAAGCTATTGCTAAGATTATGTCTGAGCAATTAAGCGAACAAGTGCCTATCCTAAAAGACTTTACTAAGTTTTTTGGAAGATTAGCGGAAGATTTTTTAATTAGCTCTAAGCCTTCTAAGTCTTCATTTGATTGGAAAGATATTGGTGCTACTGGTGTTCTAGGTACACGTAAAAGAGGTTATGTACTGCCTGATCGTGTAAGTGAAATACTAGGATTAAAAGCTGGTGAACCTCTATCTGAAAAATTTTTAAGCAGATTTAACGGATGGAAACCAGATGGCCCTTTAGCTGATCTGTTATTTGGTGTTAAAGCATCAGATAATAGAAGAACAGGGTTTAAAGTATTTAAGCTGGAGCCTATTGAAAAGGCAACTATATCAAAAGGCTTTGAAATATTCTATGCAAATAAACTTCCTAACTCATGGACTAATGTGCCTTGGGTTAATTTTGACGGTAAGATTATCGAACAGAATTTTACTCAAACATTTGAAGAACGTCTAGCCTACAAGGATAAGGATGGTAATTGGGTTAACAATATACTACAAATACCTCAGAAGACAGAAGCTACATGGTGGGAACAAGTTGTAAACGCAGATGGGAAAATCAATGATATTGCAGATGCAGGAAAAGCAAGAACAGCTTTTGCCGTTAACGGAAACCACTCCAACGACGCCACATTGGTCAAGAATTTCCATTTGTGGGGAAAGGAAAATGATATTGCCACAAGTACAATCCACGATGCCTTCTTTGCAAATGCTGCAGACATGCTCACTGCAAGAGCAGGGATTAGAAAGTTGTATGCACGAACTCTTGATGCGACACCCGTCTTATCTACTCTAAATGAAATGAAAGCTCGCGGGTTGCCTAAAGAACTCTATGATCAGTACTTACAAGAAGCTATTGACAAGGGATTAATACCTGTAGAAGGGGTGTCTGTTGTCGGTGGGAAGGTACTAAAGAAATCCGATATTCTCACTAAAGAGGATATCATGTCAGATATACCCGATCCTACTAAATTTGAGGATGATTGGGGCTTTTATGGCATAGGCTGAAAAGCTATAGCTATTAACATTCTTTAAACTATACCGAAAGGACTTAAAAATGGAAATTACACAAGACTTCTTGAAAAAGAATTATCATTATGAAGATGGATTTTTATATTCTACTACTACAGGAAATTTAGTGGGACATTTCAATGGGAATGGAGAGTTCAAATTACAATAAGACTAAATGGCAAAAAGAAACAACTTTATGCTCACCGTCTTATTTTCCTATATCATAATGGGTATTTACCAGAAATTGTAGATCATATTGATAGAGATCCTGCTAATAATAGAATAGAAAATTTAAGAGCGGCAACACCAACAGGAAGCTCTTGTAATAGGATTACACCAAATGCTTCAGGCTATCCTGGTGTCGATAAGTATAATAAAAGATGGCGTGCAAAAATTAGATATCAAAATAAATATATACATATAGGGTATTTTGATACACCTGAAGAAGCTTATAAAGCTTATAATACAACACGTCTAGAACTACATGGCGAATTTGCGCCACAAGGGTAAACTATGAATACTGAAATTAAAAGATGTAATTGTAAACATGAAGCACAAGATAAACTTCATGGCAATGGGATGCGCGTTATGAATGCAACTCAAAAGAAAGACTTTCGTTGTACTGTATGTGGTTCAACACATAAGTAACTATTTGGTTGGGAGACCCCGTTAAATTAACCCTTAGCCGTCTCCCCCTCTATTA